CTCGTATTTGCGGTGTGTACGCAGCGGTCACGGCACCAGTTGGCCAAGCAGCGCCATTTCCACTAACGTTAACATTCACCGTAAGCATGAGAGCTGTACCCGGAGTGATATCGACGTCCGCAGCAATCGTGAAGAAGTCGAACAGCTTTGGCGAATCTAGCACGTTGATCGGAGCGGTGTACGTGCTCGAGCCCACATTTCGCAGGAGGATGATCCGGCTCTCCAAATAGAGCCAGTCAAACCGGGATGCATCAGAAGCCCCGAGGGGATCCTGCACCGAGTACAGGTTGGTGGCGGCATCAAGGTCGCCATGTAAATCCCAACGCCCATAACGATGGCGTACGTCTCGTTTTGCACTGGTGAGACTGCCTTCACCGTCCCGAGATCCAATTGGCCATCCAGAATTTTCATCTGGAGGCGTTGGAGGAGCGGTGCGGCATTCTGTCCCAGAAGTGTACGAGGCGACTCCATCAAAATGGAGCATTGAGGTCCCGTGCCTGCCGTGAGTGTGAGGGCAGTTGACTGCCCCCAAAATATCCCGTTTTGTTGGATTGTCGGAGTGCCGGTTGTTGGTTCCCCCAGCGGGAGCCACGAGCCAACGCCCGGATTATTAACGCGCGCATTATTTGGAGCAAATCCACCCCAACCCAACAGCTTGGAAACGCCGTTACCGAGGCTTCCAAGTAGAGAGTTGGACTGACCGCCCATCTGGCCCATTGCACCACCTCCGCCATTCGACCGTCTTTTAGCCATGCTTCAGAACCCTCAAAATTTCATATGTATTTGAAATAGCCACATATGATAAAAGGCTATCACCCCATCAACGAAGTAGGGGTAGTGAACTGGACTGGAAGTACTAAATGTCCCAGCGAAGATCCCATGGGTCACCACCCTTTGAGATACTGGTTAGCATTCTAGCCGTCAAGGTTGAGTCCAGCAATTCAATCGGAGTCTTGCCCAGATTGAAACCTGTCGATAGAGCCTTCTGCACCGCCTCTAATCCACCGGCATCCTGAATTAGTTTTGGTACAGACTCCGTAGCTGTTCGGTCGTGTTCACTGAACCAACGTACGAAGGCTGGGAAACAGGGATGGTTTCGGGCAGCCTCTATCTGCTGGATCCATCGTAGCGTGTCCATCGCGCCTGACCAACCTGGTTTGAAACGCTCATATGAGAGCATCCCATTCAACACTCTCATAACTGGACGGACACCGACACATTCACCCCGCACGAGATATCCAGCGCGATGGACATTCTGCAGGAAGTGTGCAGAATTATAATCGAGCTGTTGCTTCTCAGGATGCAGGGTCATGCCACACGTCTCATAGATCCAAGACGTGACATTCTCCAGGCAGAATGGGTGCGACCCATGTGGTATGATTTGACAGACTGCGTCATCACCACACACCATGATTCGGTGTAAACGTAATCCAAATCGAGCGCACGCCAACTCCATAACTATGAGGTTGACGACACACCCAATTAGGTTAGTAAAACCGGATCCTGATGGTAATCCTCCGCATCTGCCACTCAATCTCCCGCACGGTGTCAAGAGATCCGCAGTAATGAAATGGGACTTCAGGAATGTCCACTCATTTCGAAGCGCATCTTCCGGTATGCCCACATTCCACAGTACATCAAACGCCGCATTGATTAACCAGCCAGGAATACTAGCATCAAAGCCGGAGTAATCAATGGACCAGATGTACCCTTGTGGATCTGTGAGCATCTCTGTTATCACTTGGTTAACTCGAGACGGTCCGCCGTAAGCGGCAAGCACTTTCGCCTTCTTCAGATTCGGCATCATAGCATTCAACCATGATTTCTCAAGGTTGACAACTATTGTTGAATACTGATGAATAGCTCGAAAGCTTGCTTGACGATAATTCCCTTTCGCCTGACCCCTCATTCCCAC